CGTCTTGACAGAGAACAGCAGAAGATAATCACCTCTGTTCAGTATAACAAGATGACGGCTGTGGCGAGCGGGACAGCAAGAGGGAAGGACTTCACAGCCGCTTGTGCTGCCATGTGCTTTATGTACCTCACGCCTATTATCGATGAAAACGGCAATATGATTGCCAACACGAAGATAGCGTTGACGGCACCGACAGGCAGACAAGTCCAGTCCATTATGATACCAGAGTTGTCGAGGTTATACGAAAAGGCAGGTTTTTTGCCAGGTCGTATGATTTCCACGGGGATAAAGACAGATAGAAAAGAATGGTTCTTGACAGGTTTCAAATCTGATGAGAGCAATATGGAGGCGTGGTCGGGCTTTCACGCCGTGAACACGATGTTTGTCGTTACGGAGGCTTCGGGTATATCGGAAACCGTCTATCAAGCCATAGAGGGAAACTTGCAAAGCAACTCTCGCCTTTTGTTGGTGTTCAATCCAAACAACACCACAGGTTATGCCGCAAGGGCTATGACGAGCGACCGCTTCGCCAAGTTCCGTTTGAGCAGCCTAAACGCCGAGAATGTGGTAAATAAAGAAATCGTGTTCCCCGGTCAAGTGGACTATGAATGGGTGCAAGACAAAGTGCAGCATTGGTGTATGCCAGTGAGCGAACACGACTTTAACGAGGGAGAGGGAGATTTTAAGTGGGAAGGTGGCTTCTACCGTCCTAACGACTTGTTTAGGGTAAAGGTCTTGGGGCTGTTCCCGCGAGTTTCCACCGACGTACTTATTCCTTACGACTGGATTTCGATAGCGAACAAGCGGTGGACGGACTTGAAAGAAAGCGGCTTTGTCCCGAAGAAGTCTTGTAGACTCGGTGTTGACGTTGCAGGTATGGGGCGAGACAGTTCCGTCCTCTGCCCTCGTTATGGGAACTTTGTAGATGAGTTCAAACTTCACCAATCGGCAGGACAGGCAGGCCACATGCACGTTGCTGGTATGTGTTCGCAATATTTGAAAGACAAGAAAGCCAAAGCGTTCATTGATACCATCGGCGAGGGTGCAGGTCTTTTCTCGCGGCTTCTTGAGATGGGTTTCAAGAACGCCTATTCTTGCAAGTTCTCGGAGGGAGCGAATGGCTTGAAAGACAATACGGGACAGTATGAGTTCGCCAATATGCGTGCTTACTTGTTTTGGGCTGTAAGGGATTGGCTCGACCCGAAGAACGGTTTTGGCGCGGCATTGCCGCCTTGCGATCAGTTGGCGGAGGAGTTGACGAACATCCATTGGAAGTTCCAAAGCAGCGGGAAAATTATCATTGAGGAAAAGGGCAATATCAAGGCACGCATAAAACGTTCGCCCGACTGGTCGGACAGCTTGGCAAACACGTTCTATCCTTATGACTATGACTTCTCGAATGATGCCGAAATGTTCCAGATGTTTTTGCGATAGATTTTCTATGTTGAGTTATATAGGTGGTGTTGCCTGTGAAAGTAGCATCTTTTTTTCTCCAAAAGTTAGTCAAAGTCAAGCAAGAAAGTATTTGGAAATAAAAACAGTTAAACAAAGTCAAATCAAGGTTTTCGTTGAAAAATACTCGCTTAAAAATTTGCATAACTCATTAATAATGAATACCTTTACATCGTAAAAATAAAATATATAATATTAACTAAACATAGGAGATAAGACAATGAATAAACTAAATTACATTGAAGAAAAGATAGCAGAAGACATCGTAGAATATTGTGATTGTTATAACGCAGACAACGAAGAGTTCTGTACTTCAATAGAGGTTGAAGATGTTAATATCGAAATACATGGACGTATTTGGACAGATGCCTATTGTGAGGATAATTATTATAACGGCACAGGCGCAGTGATTTTTACAAATGCAGAAGTGGTTATTGATGAGGTGATTGCCTATGATAAAAATGACAACGAAATAGACATCAACATTGATGAGAATAACGTAGAAAATCATCTTAAAAATATGTTAGACATTTATTAATTGCTAAACAATACAATTATGATAGAAGGATGTCTTTTGAACCTCCAAGAGGAGTGCAACGCTTTCAGACGTGAAGCTGACAAAACTGTCGCCATACTTGACGATATGACGAAACGCCAAACGGAGAACTATAACAGAATATCCGAAATACTCGCGGATATAATGAAATCATTAGATGAGATAGGGAGGATGTAGTATGAAAGAATTAATCAATATCCTTTGTCCTCAAATAAAGCCGTACAAGGACTGGAATACGGATGACGAGCAAGCGGCAATATCGTTTGTCATCATAGCATTAGGAATAATATTATCAGCAATATTCAACTAAACACAAAGAATATGGAAACAGCAACAAAAGAAAATGTTTTGAGAATACAGACCACAAAAGGCGAACTTAATTACTACCGAGACTGGGATAATTACGAGGGAGGTATCGTAATGCTCAATCCTCAAACAATCGGTCGTTACAAAGAGATAAAGAACGGACATCCTAATTGCGATGAGCTTGGTGTATTCTTTGCGTTCGGCAAAAAGCAGTTCGATGAAGCCGTGGAGCGTCTGACAAAATTAGGCAAGATAACAGCCAACACAAAATTAATGTACCACCCACACATCAACGGCTTGCACGGGACACAGGAGGGCATAGACGCGTTTCTTGACTTCTACAATGGCAGGAACAAACACATACCCACGGAATGCGACCCGCAGGAGGTGTACTTCTACGAGTACAACAACCACGAAAGTATGTACGCTTGGGACGGTGATGTTGAGGCGATAAAGCTCATAATCGAGTATTGGGGCGTAGATGTGGCGAAGACCATACAACGCTACAATGCGGCAAAGACGATAGAACAGATAACAGAAGAGAAATAAAAAGACAAATGGAGGTAAGATAATTGAAACAATATACATGAATTTTGTAAAAGTAAGAGATGTGCATGGAAATGTGATATGCATCAACCGCAAATACATCACACAAATAGAGACAGACGACGACAAAATCTTTGTACGCGGAGTGCAAGGGCTGTATGTCGAACTAAACAAGGAACTGTACACTATAGAGGAGATAGTCGCTGGCGGTTATGACCTCCTCCGTGAAAGCAAGCCAAAGGTTGAGGAAAAACCTAAAACGGAAAAGCCGCAACCCGCAAAGGAAAAAGTGAACCGCCCGCCATTGCCCGAAGAGAACACGAAGGAACGTGCAAGGATGTGGGTAGCTTGTGGCGGCAGGGTCTCAAAGCGTTACGGCTGGGGCTGGGCAGGTGCGGAGCAGGAATCCATCTCAAAGGACGAAGCAATGGAACTGCTGCCCAAGTATGACTTCGGCAAGGGATTTTATATGCTCACGTGGACTTACTACGAGGATATGCCCTGCCTGTGCTTCAATGAATTGTCAGAAAACGATATGGAGTAAAACGATTATGAGCATATTCACAGATAATCCCGACTTCTATCCAACGCCCGATGAGGTCATAGAAAGGATGATGATGGGCGAAGAAATAGCAGGACAGACAATACTCGAACCGTCCGCAGGAAAAGGAAACATCGTGGACTGGCTGATAGACCACGGAGCGACAGTCATAGCCTGCGAGAACGACCCGAACCTGCGCAAGCTGCTTGACGGCAAGTGCGAGATAATTGGCGATGACTTCCTTACCGTAACGGCGGAGCAAGTAAGCCACGTTAACCAAATAGTGATGAACCCACCGTTCAGCCACGGTGCGGAGCATATCCTGCACGCTTGGGAGATTGCCCCTGCTGGATGCACGATAACGGCGTTATGCAATGCCAGCATTTTCTACAATGGCGGTTGGAGTCGTAGCGACCAAAACAAGGAACGCATGAGAGAACTGGTTGGGCTTTATGGCATGGAAGAACTCCTTGGCGACGTGTTCTCAAAAGCGGAACGCAGGACTGGTTGTAATGTCTGCCTTGTCAAACTCTACAAGGAGGGCAGCGGTGAAAACGAGTTCGATGGCTATTTTTTCTCGGAGTTTGACGAGTATGACAACAGCAACACGCAGGAAGGGCTTATGGAATACAATGTCGTGCGAGACCTCGTGAACCGCTACGCCTCCGCCGTGAAGATGTTTGATGGCGTTATGGAGATGGCGGATAAGATAAACGAGACAGCGAGGGCCGATAACTCGGAATACGGCTATTGCCCAATAAGGTTCGTCACGGTAGGTGCGGATGGTAGAGAAGAAAAGATGACACACGCCAAGTACAAGAAAGAATTGCAAAAGTATTATTGGCGCATAATCTTCAATAAGTTAAACATAGAGAAATACTCCACAACGACATTACATGAACAGCTCAACAAGTTCATTGAGCAACAAAGCCACATCCCTTTCACTATGAAGAACGTGTACCGTATGCTTGAGGTCATCGTGGGGACAAACGACCAAAGGATGAAGACGGCGTTGTCGGACGCTTTCGACTTGATTTGCTCATTCTCTGCGGAGAACAGCACGGCGGGCGAGAAATGGAAAACCAACGCCAACTACATGGTGAACAAGAAGTTCATCGTCCCGTATGTGTGCAAGGGCTATGATTATAGCAACCGCCCAGAGCCGTATATAAGGCTGG